ATTAGCCGGAACGACTCTTGATGTCGGTGGTCGTGAGGCAGCAAACGAATTGACAATGTATATCAATGTCAATGCGGTTAGCTCAGGCACTCGGAAATATACTTTCCATAAATGCGTTGTTATATCAGCAGGGACGCATAAATATGTTAAGGACGGACAGACGATGGTTGAATACGAAGTTGCGGTATTACAGGACACGGCACAGGCTGCTAATAAGCAGTTATATTCTGTTATTGATACGGCAACTGATACGACCCCGCCAACTGTTGCAATGACAGCGCCAGCAGATGGCGGTACTGTAACGAAAGACACATCCGATACCGTTACGTTGACCCTTACGGATGCTGGTGTTATGAATGAAAGTACTATTGTTTATGGTGATACTGTCATAATCAATAACACAACGGTTGCTGCTACTGCGTTACTTGAGCCGGGATCTATTTCATATGATGCCGCAACAAAGGTGATTACTTTCACACCAACGGCAACATGGACGGCAAGCGATACATTTCAGCTTACCGTATCGACGGGAGTAAAAGATATGGCCGGGAATAGGATAGCAACGACATTTGTCGGGCAGTTTAGCGTAACAGCATAAGCATTAATCCTGAATGGGGGGAGGCAAAGCAACAACTCCCCCTTAGAAGGATAATAAAAAAGGGCGGACAAAAAACAATGACAAAAGAAACAGAGATTTTAATTCCAAAAGAGTACGAAGTCAAAGTAGGGGATCGCACGTACCAGATGAAACGGCTCGGTGTATCGAGTACGATAAAACTGGTACGTTTTGTGCAGAAATCTATCAGTGAAAATACCGAGATAATCGGGAAATTAAAGGCTGCGGCGGGGCAGAACATTTCAGACTTTGAAGATATAATGAACATCGTTGAAGTCATAGGCGATGAGCAGGCATATAAATTATTCGCCATGATGCTCGGCGAGGAAGATTATAAGTATTTCAATGATACTAATTTCGGGCTTCCTGAAATGACATCTATTGTAAAAATATTCTTACAGATAAATGACATCTTAAACGTAAAAAAAAACGTAACAGAGATAACAAAGATACTGGCAAAGACGATGAAGCAAGATTGACTGCCGTATGTGTGTATGTAGCGAAGACTTTAGGTTGTACGATTGAATATGTTCTTGAGCATAACATTGAATGGATCAATCATGTATCAACTGTTATCGCAGAAAGAGAATCAGAGGAGTCAATATTTCGTATGAGATTACATGGGGCAGATGATGCAGCGGTTGCGCGCGCGCAAGGCACTCAGAGCAAAAGACAGGTTCCGAAAGGGACAGTAATTATAGACGAAGATGCTGACCCGGTTGCACAAATGCGGGCAGCAGGAATCGAAGGGGTAGGTTATGGCGGGTGAACTCAGTAAATTTTTTGTAACCATCGGCAGTAAATTTGACGGCAAAGGTTTATCCGAAGCGCAGAAAGATATAGCCAAATTTACTGCCGCCGTCGGTGCAATGACAGCCGCAATCGGTGTCGGTGCTGTTATCGCTGCCGCAAAATTCCAACAGCAACTAGCTATGGTTGCAACGATGTTAGGTGATACCGCAGCAGATGTCCTTCCGAAGTATAAAAGAGAATTAAAAAGTATGGCTGTCCAGTACGGAGAATCGACTGAGACATTAAGCAAGGGGCTTTATGATATTCTATCTGCTGGGATAGATGGTGCTGAAGCATTGGATGTTTTGGCTGCTTCGGCAACAGCGGCAAAGGCTGGTATTACAGATACAGCCGTTGCTGCCGATGCTATAACAACGATATTAAATAGTTATGGTATGGAAGCTAAAGATGCCGGAGATATTAGCGATTGGTTCTTTACGATTGTTAAGCGTGGTAAAACTACATTTGCAGAACTTGCTCCTGTTGTCGGGCGTGTTGCGGCTCTCGCATCATCGTCTGGATTAAGTATTGATGAATTAGGTGCGGCATTGGCAACAATGACGAAATCAGGAATAAAGACTGAGGAAGCCGTAACAAGTCTAAGAGGCGTATTAACTGCATTTCTAAAACCTTCAAAACAGGCCAAAGAAGCTGCAAAGGACTTAGGTGTTGAATTATCGACGCAGGGATTGAAATCAAATGGATTAATAAAAACACTTGAGAAATTAGAGGGTGCTACTGATGAGCAAGTTGCTGCAATATTTGGAAACGTTCAGGCACTCGCTGGATTGTCAACAATTCTTAAAGACACTTCTGTTTTTTACGAAGATTTAGAGGCTATAACAAACAGGGCAGGAGCCGCACAAAAGGCATTTAAAACAATGACGAAAACCTTGACCTTTAAAATAGAACAAATGAAACAAGCTGTAATAAACTTGGCTTCATCTTATGGCGATGAACTTCTGCCAGCAGTCGAAGCCATAACTCAATCGCTCATTTTTGTATTAGGAGCTATTGATCAATTCCCCCCGATTATAGGAGTATTAATAGGACTACTTGTCATCCTTGTTGGTGGGTTGGCGGCGGCTACTATCGCAATGAATACATTTAGAAAAGGTATTGTTCTTGCAACCACGTCAACAAAAAAGTTATGGCTTACATTAGCGGCACACCCTCTCATTGCCGTAACTGCCGCATTAGCAGCATTGACATTAGGTATACTTGGTTACTGGGAAAGAGCAATTGACGCTGCCGATGCAACCAGACAACTTGGTGACAGTACTCGAAGTTTGCTAATAATACAGAAAGAAGAACTTGCCGTAATTCGTGAAAATATTAGACTGGGAAAAGTAAAGGGGAAAGAGGCAGAAGATGCAGCAGCAAAAGCTATTCTTCTTATGAAAAGTATTGCGTCACTTGAGTCAGAGAGTAAAAAAGCAAAGCAGGCGCAGGACATTGCTATTACAGACGAAGAACAGGAACGACTTGATGCCGCTGCTGAGAAAGAGAATGCAAGAATAGAATCGCAAGGCGAGTTTGTTATTGCTATGCGGGATGTTGGTGATAAATTATTAGAGGAAGCAAATGAAAAGAAAGAAAAAGCTGAAAAGGAACGCGAAGCACGGAAACGTGCGAGAGTAAACCTATTTGCGAGAATGGTTACCGATTCTTTACAAACGATTCAAAAGATGGAATCTGTTACATGGAAAAATGTCGGTGAAGCGTATAAGGGTGCTGTCAAAAAGATGATCGGCTACACGATACAGCAACTTGTGGCCGAAAAAATCAAGGCTCTGGCAATGGCCTCAATGAATACATGGGCGACTTTTGGCGCAGCAGCGTATCAAATAGCCGCTGTTATTGCAGTAGGGACAGCCGCGTCCGCAGCACTTGCAAGCGTACAAAGTTTTGATGAGGGCGGTATTGTTCAGGGTGCGCCAGGACAGCCTGTAATGGTGCAAGCTCTCGGCGGTGAAAAGTTTCTTGGCCGGGACAGTATCGGTAATGATGTTGGCGGGTCTGCAATTCACGTACACCTTGCAAATCCTTTTTTTCTCGGCACACGGAAAGACGCAAAGAAACTTGCAGAGATAGTTTCCGATGGAATATTCCGCAAAGTTAATACACAAAGGCGCACATAATGGGTATTGAATACAGGAAAGTTACTACTGCTGCAGCCGAGCCGACAAGCCCTGCGAATGGTGACGGATGGATTAAGCCGATAGGTACAGCGACATATCAAGAATACATTTATATCAATGCGTGGATTCCGGCTAATGGTGGCGGGACTTACGTTGTAGAAACGGATGCAGATAATCATTATCGTACCGTTGTATCACAAGAAACGCCGCCTGATTCAGTTATTCAGACCGGCTGGCTATGGATTAAAGAAAGCACAGAGCAAGCATATTTATATTTATTCGGGACATACGTTCCGTACGCGGGGGCATAGAATGGATTGGGTTATATTTTCAGAATCTGAGCCGGCAAATGTTTATACTGGCAGGCTATGGATTAAGCCGTCAACCTCATCGGCATTTCTGCGTCTTGGTAGTATATTCGTACCCGTTTTGAGTGGTGGTACTCCCATAACAATGCAGCGCAATACATATCTAATTGACGGCGAAGATAAGACAATAGATATACAGCGCGGATCGTTATCAGTTGAAGATATATTAAATCAAGAAGCTGATACTTGCTCGTTTATTATTGAAGATACCGACGGAGATAGTAAACCCTTTGTCGGCGCAGAGGTGCAAATATTTCATAAAGAAACGGCTGCCTCGACTCCTGTTTTAATATTTGGTGGCAGAATAACCGAAGCCCCGCAGGCAAGAATAGGAATCGGAAAGTATCAATATGAAGTGACAGTAATGGATTACACACAGGATTTGACGCGCGTCACGGTGGTTGATTCGTATGAGGATGAGACGGCAGGCGATATAATCAAAGAGATTATCCAAAATAATGTACCTGGTATCGGTACGTTTTTTGTCGAGGATGGTCTTAACATTGATTTCATTGCGTTCAATTATGCGAATCCTTCGGAATGTATTCAACGGCTGGCAGACTTAACCGGCCATTCATGGTATGTAGATGCAGAAAAGAATCTGCATTTTTTTGACAGGCTTACGAATCTTGCGCCGTATGAATTAACCGAGGGTGCCGCATCGGGTGACTATAAAGAGTTAGTCATTTCAGTTGATAAGTCACAGCTAAAGAATAAACAGAAGGTACGCGGAGGGTATGAATTATCAGCATTATATACGCAAGAAAAATTGGCCGACGGTACGCAGACATCATTTGCATTTGATTATACGCCCTTCGCGCCGATCTCGGTATATCTTAATATTGGCGGTGCTGGATATGGCGCGGCTGAGACGTTAGGCATAGACAATATTGACAGTGGTGCATCGTTTGAATTTGTATATAATGCGAATGAAAAAGTAATAAAGAATGAAAATCATGCGCTGTTAACGGATGCTGATAAAATCAAAATCACTTACAAATATAAAAAGCCTATTCTCGCGCAGGTAATTGATAAGCCCAGTGTTTCCTTAATGAAAACAATCGAGGGCGGGAATGGCATATATGAAGCGCCATTAATAATTGACGAAACGATTGAGACGAAAGAAGCCGCAAAAGTGCGGGGGCAGTCAGAGCTAGATCAATTTTCTAACCCTTTAATAAAGGGGACGTTTTTAACTACGCAATACGGGTATCGTTCCGGCCAATTATTAACGGTTAATATTCCAACGAGGGATGTAAATTCAACGTATCTTATTAAGTCGGTGACAGCAACATCTTTAGGCAATGGAGTTTTTGAATATTCGGTTGTGTTTGCGACGAAGTTAAAAGGGCTTACGGAATTTTTATTATTTATGTATGACGCATCTCGTGGTATTGACGAGAGGACAGACGAGAATTTGCATACATACGAAGTATTTACGGAAACAATATCTGTATCGGCAGCAGTAACAAAGACGGTACTTGACAATGTATCAGGCAATCCGCATGTGTGGAGCAATGACGCAGAAACAACACTAGACAGAGGATTTTGGAATCTTGCAGAATGGAATTAGAGAGCTATAAGTCAATGGGGGTAATATGAGTATTAGCATAAAGATTACCGGCAGAGTACGGGGAATATTACGAGATGCAAAAACAGGCATTATCATTCGCATTACACCGTGGAGTAAAAACCTTGTGCCTACGGTTGGGCTTGTGGCGATAGCAAACAGGCTCGGCAATATTGCCGCTGCTGCAAACGAGGGGATGATAACATATGGCGCGGTTGGGACAGGATCGTCAACGCCGGTAGTCGGCGATACGGTAATGCTTGCAGAAAATTTCCGCAAGGTTCTTGCTACTACTTCGGTTTTAGCTGGCTCTGTATTAACAACAGAGACATTTTTTGCTTCTGGTGAAGCTAATGCAGCATTGACACAGTTTGCATTATTCGGCGAGGCAGCAGCAGCCGGAGCCGATACCGGCACAATGTTTGAGTATGTAAATTTTGCAGGAACGGTTACAAAAACAGTAAACGAAACATTAACGGTAGAGAGTGAGATAACAATAGCGTGATAAAAATATACTATACAGAAAATGCAAAAAGAGTTTTAAAACATGTTAAGGATTTTAATAAAGATAAATTTGAATTATGGCTAATTCATAAGGGTATAGGTGTTGGACATTCAACAGTTATAGAATATTTGATAGAAAAGGAGTTACAAAATGGCGATAGCATCCAGTGATGTAGTTGCGGGTAACAGCATCCTTGCATCGGAATATAATAATTTACGTGCAGATTTATTAAATTTATTAAACGGAGCCGTTACGCTTGCCGGAGTAAAAACATTCAGTGCGAAAGCTGTAATGACTCTTGGAATTACGTTGAGTGATGATTCCAGCATTGCCTCAACCAAAAAGTTTTTTTATGGTGGTAATACATATGATGTCGAAAGCTCTGCAAATGTTCGTGATTGTTATACTGGTGGGGTATTAGCATTAAGAATTAATGCAAGTCAAAATGTTTATATTCAGGATACGAAACGATATTATTTAAGTTTGACCGAAAATGTGTATATTGAAAGGTCGGAAGCAAATGTTATGCAGTTGGTTACTAACAATTCAGTTGGGATTAGAATCGATGCAAATCAAAATGTTTATATTCAGGATACGAAACGATATTTTTTAAGTTTGACTGAAAATGTGTATATTGAAAGGTCGGCAGCAAATGTTATGCAGTTGGT